GTTCTAATAATTCTTTCAGTTCCAGAACCTATATCTTGTTGATTATCAAAATCACTTACTACTACTCTAAATTTGTAATCTCCTTTCTCTCCCCAATATTGCTCATTTGCATATTGAAATTGTTCAATTATTTTATTATTATGTTCCGTAAATCCAGTCCAAAATGTTACTTGATATGTTAGAGTTACATAGTTAGGCATTCTCACATCATATGCCTCAAATCTTCTTTTGAAATCAGGATTTAATAATGAGAATCTATCGTATGCATGTTTTTGTGAATACTTTTTTACAGTCGGATATGTTACTCTAAAATCTTTTAAGAATTTCATTGTCTCATTTTGAGCAATGGTATTTCTTCTAAACATTATTATAGGTAATTGAATTTTACCCAACTTATCTTTTAAGTATCCATCTTGTTGTGCAGTTTTCCATCTTTCGGCATTTCCATATACCAAAGGAATGTTTACTTTATTTCCATTTTGTTCTAATTCAGGAATCAAATGTTTTTCCATATAAGATGCTATGACAGTGTCTACATCTATTATGGATATTTCCAACATTTTGGATTCATCCTGCTTAACTATTTTAGAAAATTCTTTATCTGCCATTATCTAACGATTTGTTCTAAATCAATTGTAGTATTTCTACTTAAGAATCCTTCACATATAACTGAAAACTTACTTTCACTTTGTCCACCTACCCATTGGTCTTCTCTTACATTTGAAAGTTCATAGTAAGAACCATCTAATAAAACTATATCACCTACTTGAGGATAAAAATCTGCTTCTATTAGAGTATGACGATTAAATCTAAATGTAGAATTTCTCATCGTATCCGAACCAAATCCTTCATAATTAGTTTCAGTATCTTGTCTATCTATTACACAAAATGTTTCCATTCCTTTGTAATATTTTTTACTCAAAGATTCTCCGTAAAGGTTGTATGCAGTTTCTAACACATTCACCTTAAAAAGGGTTACTAATGTTTCAATTACATCATCAACCAATTCAGTTGAAATCTGCTGAAAAAATCTAATATCTCTGGGTGAATTAAATCTAGGCATTATCCAACATATATTGCTAAAGGTACTTTTTGTAACATTTCTTGTTGTTGTTTGGCTTCATTAGCCTTATTTTCAAATTGAGTTTTTCTACTCACTTCTTCCAAATTCTCTCTCAATTGTGTAATTAGGTTTTCTTTTTCAGTAGTTGCCTCTGCTCTTAATTGTGCACCATCTAAAGTTGTTTCACCACCAGGAATAGGAATAGTATTATACTTTTCTCTAATTGCTCCTAATAATTCTTTAGCCAATGCCAGTGTGTATTTTCTAATCCATTGTTTACCCACATCATTTATCTTTCTATATGGAATAAAATTATATTTGATGTTTGAATAATCCGATACTACACCAGGTCTAACTGATGTTGAATTTACTTCCCATTCGTCTCTTACAAAATATTCAAAATAGATAATATGATCCGTAGTTGGCATTGGAAATATTTGTAAATTGTTATTTACGATATTAAAAGTATGTGCCGATTTACGAATTTGGTCATTAAATTCAATTGCCTGAATTCTTAACATATCCTCATAGAAAGGTAATAATACGAATTGAGTTGCAGTAGAAAACGATGTGAATCCAAACTCTTGAGTAATGTTTAGAGTTCCCATACCACTTACCGCATATGGATCAAAGAAACGGGCTAATGCCGGAGTTTGTTCAAAAAATACTTTTGTTACTTCAATTCTACTTCCGCTCTCATACTCATCTGCAAATAATGCTTTTAAATCATAATTTTGCACACCAGCACTCGCACTAACAAATCCTCTTTTGATATCAGTTGCACCACCCACTCCTGCTAAAGTTCCATAAGCATCACTTATTTTTACAATTGTAGGAACAAATGAACCCTCTACCAATTGACCTGTAAAGTTGGTTGATGTTGATTGACCAGTTAAAACTGATAAATTGTTTCGTATATTAAATTGATTTACTTGAGAGGAATATTCAGAAGTTGCTTCTTCTAAACAAGCATAAAACTGCTCATCTATTAATTCCACATCAATAATAGGGTATCCTAATCTTCTTGCACACCACAATGATACCTTTGGAGCATCATCTGAAAATAGTGTATCTTCATCATATATTCCAAAAGGGGTTTGACCCGTTGTGAAAGAAGATGAACCTGGATAGTGATTTATAGTTAAGCCTACTGACATCTCGTAATTTGTTTATCTATAAATATTAAATTACGAAATAAAGATGGTTATGATAACTCTTTAATAAGATAAAGTGTGGAATATATTAATTGGTCCACATTATCTATTTGATTTTGGATGTAAGATTCCTTAATTCCCTTTCTTTTAATTTCTATAATTTTAAGTATCTTTTCAAAATATCCGAGTACTTGCTCCTTAGATTCAAATTGTTCTAAACCGGTAATGTTCTTATAGTTAATAATTCCATATTTACCCTGCCAGCTCTCTGCTAGTTCATCTATGATACCAACTATATCATTGTAATAACCATCCAATGCTTTGTGTATAGCAAATGAACCAACACCTTTAGCACCTAAATGAAAGGTGTGTGCTTGAGTTCTACTATGAAATAATACCGATAAAATTTCTTCCATACCAATAAATATTATTTTTCTATTAAAAACGAATTAGGGAATATATGAACTCTTTCTTTTGGAATACCTTCTTTTTCAATTAATTCATTCATTGCCTGTAAAACCGATGGATATGCATCTATATCATCTCCTCCCATATATCCTCCTTTTTTAACCCTGCTCCACCAATTATCCATATCTAATTTAACAATTTCATAGTTATGATCTCCATCTATATAAACAAATTTAAGAGATTCTTCATCATACCATTTCCACAACCATCTACTATCCCCAATCATAAGATTTATATATTCTTCTACACCACATAATCGGTAGTGAGCCTTTATTAATTCATCAATTGGAATATCTTTAAGTTGTTGAGAAAATCTATATTCATAAAAAGATTTAGGATGGTCTCCTCTTCTCACATCCGCATCAATTTGCCAAAGAGAATCTATTGTATCAAACTTTACCTTTTTACCACTTTCTTTAATTAGAGAAGCCATAAAAATTGTTGATTGACCAAAGAATGTTCCAATTTCTACAACCGAATCACCATCTTCTAATTTATCAATTATGATTTTGTAAATATCTTCTGCACATCCTATCCAACCTGGAACATCTTCATAAGTCTTAATCTTCCCGATTTCATACTTATCCTTTATTGTGTGTAACCTCATATTATTATATATCAAAAAGACATAAAAAAAGAGGAGTGATTTCTCACCCCTCTAATTTATTCTATCATGTTAGAATTTATTTAACTGAATCCGAAGATTACAAGTTAGCTAAATCTTTAACATAAATCTTACCATAGAATTCTGGTCTTACGATTTTCTTAGCGTATCTTGTCATAACACCTCTTCTTGGAGTGAAGTTATCTGGGTCATACACTAATGGAGTCATAATCAATGGTACATACGGAGCATATACCGCACCAGTCTCAAGGAAGTTAGAACCTTTGAATCCTAATAAAATTTGATTAGAAGTCATATAAGGGTTCTTATATACTGTGTATCTGTTAGAGATAGCTCCAACTACTGATACACCAGCAGCGAATTGTAATGCATCTTTCTCAGCAGAAACATGGAATCCTGGAATTGATTCTAAGATTGTACATACATCTGGAGAAGCTACGATGAAGTTTGCTCCACCTCTCATTGTTAATTGATGAATCTTGTTAGATACTTTGTTCAATTTAACACCTAAAGTCTGGAACCATGTAGCTTTTTGGTATGCTAAAGATGATGAACCTGCAGTCCAAACACCTGTTGCAGCGTTATACTCTTCACCAACATTTGTTGACCAGTAATCAACTGTCAATGCGTTTACTTGTAACATATCTAAGATTTCTAAATCGATTTCTAAAGAGATGTATTCAGATAACATTGAAGTTAATTCAGCTTCAGCATCAATTGAGTGGTAAGCATTTAAGTCTTGTGCCAACTCTGGAGTCCATACAGCCTTTAATTTTCTAGTCTTAGCAACGATTGATTCGCTCTTTAACTCTAAATCAACTTCTGGGATGTTTAAGTTAGTACCGCTCAATTGGTTTGCACCATTTTGAATTGGAGTTTGGTCTTCGAAATCACCTCTACTATAAGATAATGGTTGAGTGTGGAATGAAGCAGTTAATTGACCTGCGAAAGTCTTAGAACCAGTTGTGAAAGCAGTTGCAGTAGATGCAGAGAAGAACAATGTGATAGTTGAACCAGCATAGTTGTGTTGTGCTAATTCTTCAATTTGTCCCGCAGCTGGGATAACTACTGAACCAGTGTTAGATGTTAAAGAAATCAATTTGATTGATTCTAAATCTAAGTTAGTTAATTGAGAAGCAGTTAAAACTACTTTTCTTAATTGCTTAGCTTCAACTGATGCAGAGTATGCAGTGTTGAATCCAGTATCAGCGTGAGTTGCATCAGTGATTGTAGCAGAAGTGATGTTTGCACTTGAAGTTGGTGCCATAGTGTAGCCATATTGAGCTTCACCATAAAGACCGCCTGTTGCAGCATCTGTTCTACCAAATTTAGCACCAGTACCACCATATAAAGAATCACCAGCAGTTCTACCATCTTTTGTAGAACCATATTTGAAGTCCATGAAGAAAATCAAACCTGAAGGTAAGTTCATTGGTTGAACTGAAACGAATTCTTTAGCAGCGATTTCTCCGAAGATTCTTCTAACTAAAGGTAAAGCAACACCAGACCACTCTTCAGAACCTTGTCCGTTAGCGTTAGTTTGTGATGCTTCTGATAATAATTGTTGAGCTTGGTTCTCTAACAATACTGCCATTTGATGTTGGTCTCTTTCTTTTAAGCCTTCTAACAAACCAGTCTTAGACCACTTTGTTTTCAAACCTCTTGTTTGCTCCAACATTACAGCTTGAGGATTTTTCGCCTCTAATAATGATTTAACATTAAAGTTTGCCATTTTGTTTATTTGTTTTTAATTTTTTTGTTCAATTACTTGATAATACCAGCTAATTTCTTAAATCTGTCTGCTGCAGAATTATCTTCAGCGATAATTTGTTTTGCAGGTGCAGTAGATGCTGCTGGTTTTGATGCGTAACTTTCAGTAAGTTTAGTTGCAGTTTTTCTAGTTGCAGTTGAACCAATTTTAAATGATTCAGCAATTGTAGTGTAAACTAATTTCACTTCTCTTACATTTTTAGTTCTGTCTAAAGTTTCAACAACCTTAGTCTTTTGTTCGTTTGTTAAACTGTATGCTCTGAACAATTTGTTTACATACAATAATTTAGCATTTAAAAGATTTACTTCGTTGATAGTGTTCTTTAAAGATGCGATTACAGCATATGCTTCACCTAATTCAGCTTCTTTAGCTTTCAATTCTGCGTTTGCATCATCTGCATCTGCATCATCTGATTCAGCTACTGGAGCTTCTTCTTCAGGTTGGTCATCACCATATCCCATTTCTCTTAAGATTTCATCTAAATCGATTTCATCTTCACCTGCGTTATCTGCATCGTGGTCACTTGCACCACCTGCATTATCAGCATCAGGTTCGCTATGAGAATCTTCACCTTCTACTGTTGCAACCGGTGCTTCTTCAGCATCAGTTTCATCAGATTGAGCTTCTAATTCTTTAATGATTTCATCGATATCTAAATCGTCTTCATCATTTTCTTCTTCTTCATTCATTGCTGAATCAGGAGTTGCCCCTGTGATGTCGTCTCCATCTTCATCGTTGTTTTCAGTGATACCTGCTACTTTTTCAGCGTTCTCATCTTCAGAACCAACTTCTGCAGAAATTTTATCAACATCTGCTGCTGCTAATTCGTCTGATTCTGCTGCTGAATCGTTAGCTTTGGCTGCTGGCATTTTAGTACCATCACCTTTACCGATTTCAGAAGATACATCATTCTCTTGAGTTAATTCTGGAGCTTCTTCTTCCTTCTTGTCATCATCGTTTTCTAATTCTTCTTGTAATTTTCTAGAAAGCATAGATTGCAATTTCGGAGTGAATGCTTCTTCAAGAGCGATTTTTGCGTTTGCTAATGCAGTTTCTCTAACGGCTTTAGCGTCTGCAATTGCTTCTTTTAACAATTTGCTATTCATCTTATTTTTGTGAATTTGCTTAGGCTAATGAATTGTGCCTAAATGAGATTACTTGATTATAGGGTGACCTCATATAAGAGATGAGGTATTTGAATCAATTACAAATAAATATATAAAACTTTTAGAAAACTAAAGAAAAATAAAAATTATTGTAAAAAATTATTTTTTCTTATAGCTTTTTCTTTTTGTAATCGCTTTTTTACTGAAGGTTTTGTGAATTCTTTTCTATCTCTTAATTCTTTAACAATACCTATTTTAAACATTTTATTTTTTAAAACCTTTAATGCTTTTTCTAAATTCTTATGAGATTCTTCTTGGGATGAACCTCTTTCAACTTTAATTTCTATGTTAGTTAATGCCATTACGCTAACTCTTCTATTATTTCTCTAATTAAATTTTGTGATTTACACCACTCTCCACACACATCAGTTCCGATTGATTCAGTTAAATTATGTTTTACTGATTCATTTAATGATTCCATAAATGCACCTTGAGTAGATGGATTAGATACAAAATCCCATCCAATCAATTCAAAATCTTCACCAACTTTAACTTTGTTACCACCCATAGATTCTACTGAACCCATTCCTCTTGATGATATACCTAATCTGATTCCCGCTCTTAATAATTCTTTTAGAATGTTTCCAGATGGAGTAGGTAGTATTTCAACCACACCAACTACATCATTACCATTCCAACTACATTCTCTGATATTATGAGATACATTCTTTAAACTAACCACTGAAGATTCAGGATGGTCTAATTCACCTAATGCTCTTTTTTCTTTGATTAATTGTTGATATTTCTCAACTTCTCTTTCTAAGATTTCTTTTGGATACACTCTACCATTTTGATTTTGTGCATCTGCTCTTTGCAATACACCCTTAACCAAAACAACTCCGTTTTCCTCTTCGTTGATTTTACCCTCAAATAAATGTGTTTCTATTAAAAGTGATTTCATTCTTTTCTTTTACTTTTTTAGTTTAATAATCCAATTGCAATATCCTTAACTTCTCTTTCAGCACCAGCTGCATATTTCTTATTACAAATTGCAATAGTATTACCAGATACTTTAATCATATACATTGGAATCATTGAAGTTGAAAAATCGTATTTAACACCAATTTTCTTTAATTCAGTTCCAACATTCATAAATGAAGATGCATTTTTAACTGCCGCTTCAATTTTATCTAAATCAGCATCGTATCTACCTTCTTTAATTACTGATTCAAATTTGTTTGAATATTTTTTAGCACCATCCAATGATGGGTGTGAACCAATTGGTTTAACAACTTTACCATGTTTATCAACAATCTGCATTAAGAAATCATCTTGTGATCCTCTCATACCAGTTGTATCTCTATCTATTACTTGAAAGATATTACCATCTTTTAGTTTTTTTTCAAAATGAACTTTACCATTTTTATTTGATGATTCATTTACTTTTGTGATATTATACATATTACCTTTACCACTCTTAACTAAAGTTTCGTTTTCTTTACTTAAGATTTTAGTTTGAGGTAATTGTTCTTCTTCACCTTCAGCAGTTTGCCCAGCTCTTACCTTAGCCAAATCATCACCTTCAATCTTACCATCGTTATCAACATCTAATTTTTGTTGATTAGCGGTTAATTCAGCTTCTTTCCAAGATTTAATTTTTTCAGAAACTTCATTCCAATTAGAATCTACTTTATTAAAAAATGCTTTTTTCTCATCATCAGATTTGAATTCATCTGGTGAAGATACACCATGCTTTTTTAACATAGCCTGGAAATATGATTGATAATCTTTTTCTTCTTCAAGAACTTCACCAACTATTTTCTTTAATTGTTCTCTAGTAATTTTCATATGATAATTATTTTCTAAGGGTGGTTACATTTTTACCGATGTTAGATAACCTTTCCTTTATTCTATAAATATGATGATTGGTTCTTTTCCAAAAATTTTCACCTTTCATCTTATTCTCGCTTTTAATTTTACCATACCATTCTAAGAATTTTTCAATCTCGTCTAATTTTCTACGAGTTTCTCTAATACCCAATCCTATCTTTTGGTTAGGTGTTAAAGTTTGATCCATTCTTAATTTTTGGAATCGGTTTTCATTAACTGAACTATAACCAGTCAAAGATGCCATATGATTAACCCAATCTTTTCTATGATTACCATCGTTAGAAAATGCTCTAGGAGTGTCATAACCAGCTACATTACCGGTTACGGAAGTTTCAGTTTTTAACTTTTCTTCCTCTTCTATTTCCTTTGCTATTTGTTTAATTTTAGCCTTTAATGCTTCTAGCTGATTTGACATTTCTAATTTCCTTTAATAATTCATATGTAAGCATTAAAACTGAAACTTGCTTATCCTGATTCTCTTTTAAGAATTTATTTGATTTGAATAACTTAATCATTTCAGAAATCTTAATTTTAGTTACTTTATCAGTAATATCTTTAGATTCGGAAATTAAAGCAGTTAATGCTTTCTTAGTTTCTTCTTCAATAAATTTAGGGAATGTTGATGTATTGGATACATTATTGATGAATTCTCTTAATAGATTCTTTTGAGTTTCATCTAAATTAGAATATTTCTTATTAAAATTCTCAATTAATAACTTATATGTTAATAATCTTAAATCTTCAGATTGTTTCTTAAACTCTTCATATAATTTATCTTGAGTTTTAGGGGATATCTTAGTATCCGTAATGTGTTCTAAGATAGTGTTATTAGAGTTAATAAAATCTCTAATTTCTACCTTTCTACCCTGTGTTTTAGATTCAAACACTTTATAGATAGATGCTAACACTTTGTAATTTTGTAAATTTGATGATAAAAACTTATCCAAATCATATGATTCTTTGATAGTTTTAATCAAATTATACTTTTCTTTGTTAAGTTTATTCTCGTCAATTTTCTTTCTTTCTTCTACGATTTCCTCTAAAAATAATTTAGCGTCATCAACGGAAGTATATTTCTCCTTAACGATTTGATTATATAATTTAAGTTCTTTAGCTAATTCTTTTTTAGAATTAAAAAACTCCTTAATAATTGATTCGGACACATTCTTTTTTGAACTAGCCAATACCTCCTGGGTAATTTGCTTAACCAATAATTCAAATAAAATAGCCGTATTTTTAAACTTTGAGTGTTTAACTTTCATTACAAACGTCTGTTTTTTACTTTATATATGTAAATATTTACCACTATAAATATAATATAACTTTAGATTACGGAAATTTTAGATATCCGTTAGTATGTTTTTATCATCTAATAGTGATCCTGTATCCTCATTTTTAATAGATTCTACATTTTCTTTTAATACTTGCTTACCTTTTTTCTTAGCACTTGCTGATTGAATCTTCTTTCTAATAGCATCTCTTAACATTTTTTCAGAATCAGAAATATGTTGTAATTTACCCATAATTCTTTCTTTTCTAGTTTCTCTGCCAAAATTTCTACTTACATCTGCTTTACCTAATGGGTCTCTACCAAATGCATTTTCATCAGTTCCATTATCACCTGTCATTTGAGGTCTTCCACCTTTCTTACCATTTTCAGCACTTGTATCTTCTTTATCTTTAACTACCGGTTCACCATCTGCTTTTGGTTCTTCAGGTTGGTCCGGTGTTTGTGGTTGTTCTTGACCCATTGCAGGTTGTTCTGGTTTGTTTTCCTCATCATACGGGTCAACACCTTCCATTTCAATCTTAGTTAATCTATTCAAATCAAATGTATCCAATACTACATCTTCTCTTTGTTTAGATATTTCCTCTTCGGTTAATTTGAAAATGTTATGATAAATCCATTCATTAGATAACATCTTCAATGATTTCATATCAGTAGCCAGCCTAACTTTTTCAGCCCATAAATTGATTTTCTCTTGCTCATAGATTGTAGATGGGTTTGTTAATTCCAATTTGAAATCAATTGCATCCATTCCTTCAAATCCGTTAGCCATTAAGTGAGCAATTGCCACCTGTGTTAATTCAGATACTACAACTCTTTGGATTCTTTCAATTGTTCTTGCAAAACGAATATCTTCTGCTGCTAAAGTTGCTTTACCACTAATATCTTCTTCGAATCCTAAAAACGCTTTAGGAACTTTTAATGCCGCAAATAATTTAGCTTTTAAGTAATCGATATCTTCGATTGCAGTATATTGTAATCCGCTTAAGGTATCAATTTGAGTTCCACTATCACCACCTCTAACTGGCATAAAGAAGTCTTCAGTGATATTCATCATATTGTATTTAAGATTGTAATCCCCAGTCTTTTGATCTTGGAATGGAGTTTTCTTAATCTTATTTATGATTTTTTGCATATAGTTATCCACTTCTTGAGGAGGGATGTTACCTATATCAATTTTGAATATTCTTTTTTCAGGTGCTCTCATAATTCTATGAATCATCATCGCATCTTCCATCAAAGTAATTTGTTTCCACAATCTTCTACCATTCTCAATCATCGCCTTACCATAAGGTAGATAGTTGGTATCAGAATATAAACGGAAGTGAGCCATCTCAAAGTTATCATATTCCTTCTTACCTAAATAATCTGGATCAACAGTAAATTTGATACCGGTCTCATGTCTATTAACCCTTGATGGGTCATGTGGAGATTCGGTTCTTTGCGTATGATAAACTGATTGAGGGAATACATTTACAACACCCTCACCTTCTACAATTTCCAATACTAAAAATTGGTCACCATATTTAGTTAAGTTTCTTATCCACGGCCATAGATTGAATTCAACATTCATTATATCGTAGAATAAGTTATGTAATGCTTCTTTTACATCATGATTTGAAGTTTTAATTGTTAATACATCTCCAAATTCATTTTTGGTAGTACATTCATCCGCATAGATATCTAATGCCGATGCTATGATTGGGTCTTGATCCATCGCATCATAATCCAAAAACAACTCCCTTCTGATTGTTTGATATGAAAGTTGTGTTTGTAATGCGTTATATTGATAACCAGATTGTAATTTGTAAAATCTATCCTTTAATGTTTTAAGGTTAGATTGCCCCTGGCTTTGTTCAGTATCAACGACCTTCGTTTTTCCATTTTCAGTCTTTACAATCACATTGGTTGCAAAGAGTTTTCTCATTCTTTCGAAAAACGAATTATTATTTTCTGCCATTTTTATTTTTATTTATTTCAATAATTCTAATAACTAAATTACCAATTCCTTTTATTACTCTATGGTATTTGTGATTTTGTATAGGAATCACTTTTCCCACTTCTAAAACGATTGGTAACTCATCATCAAATTGAATTTTCCAATTTTTTCCATCTATAACTAATATTTCTCTATCCCACTCATCCTGATGCCACATTAATTCACTCTCATCAACCTCTTCTTTGAATAACCTATACTTTTTGATTTCAGTTAAGGTTACATCATAGTATTTTTGCTCCATTATACGAAATTAAAAATAAATATTTAAATTTCCAACTTATTTTACCAATATTTGTAAGCCGGTTCAGATAATCCCAATTGTTTTGCATATTTTGGTAGATTACATCCCCACCAATTAGCAGAAGTTTTATCATGCTCCGTATCACATTTATGTCTAGCTGCAAATGATTTACTCGCTTCTAAACTATTAATCTTAACTCTTAATCCCGTAGTATCACCAAAGGTAACTTTTTTAATACTATCACCATCCTTTACATAAACATACCACTTCTTAGGCCCACCTTTCTTTGGTTTGTTTAATTCCTTCTTTTCTTCCTCTTCCATTAAAGGTTGTGGGAAATCCAACCAAACTTCATTACCTTCAAATATTCCTTTTGAACCAACATCAGTTTTTTCAATGAACCATTTATCTTGAGCATTTTCTATAACCATCTTTTTTTGGTTATATAATTCTCTAGCTTCTCTAAACATTTCAAAATACTTAGGAGAACCATATCTAAAAATTGATTCGTTTAATGGAGTATTAGTGGTTTCGTGATACAATAACCCCTCATTTACATTAGATTTATTTTCCAATAATATTTTCATACATATAAATATTAGATTAACCATCTTATATCTTCATTTCCATCACCAATATTCATTTCATATGGATTTGCTCTCATTCTTTCATTAGAAGAACCCATTGAAAATCCAGTTGATGATATGGAATTGATTGCCACTTTAGCCATATCCATTCTTTCTTGTCTCAAACGAAGTGCGGTATCTCTTACCCATAACCCAATTGAAAATGACATTACTAAGTCATCATTATATCCTCTCATAGCTTCTGCTCTATTTGTAAGCCATATGAAAGTAAACAACTCATCAATTAATCTTAAGGACTGAACCACAACCTCTTTACCTCTGAAATATTCATCCAATTTGGATATAATCAAAGGTCGAGTTTTAGCTGAAGTAGTGAAACCAGCAACCTGCCTTCTTTCTTCTGCATTAAATTTATTTGTATATTGTTTCTCAATATCAATGTATTTGTAATCTTGAGTTTGGTAATAAAGATTTTGATAATTTCTATCAATAACTTGTTGGATTACCGCCCATCCAATATTCGCATTTTCTATTACTAAAAGTGCGTTATTCCATTCTGTTCCTACTGCAACCAAAAAATTTCCATAATCTTTGGTTTCCATCTTACCTCTATATTCCGCAACCTGCACATTATTTTCTATATCAAAGACATGGAAAGCCGAATAGTCACCTCCATCTCCCCTCGCCACGTCGGCTGCTACCATATAAGATTTATTGTAATCGGGGTATTCCCATTTCCAATAGTTTCCATCAAATCCCGTTTTCTCAATTGGCTCTTTAACAAAAGTTTCTTTATACCACATTAATAATTCAGGTGGAATGACAGTATCACCGGAAGAAATAAAGTCACAATCACATTCCTGTGCTGCCAACTTCTCTCCTAATACTCTCGTTTGTGCATCTCTCCAACTTTGGTCTCTTTCTGGGTGAACTGTCCAGTGAAGATAAATTGGATTGAATTCATTCGTTCCTTCTTCTGCACCTACCCATTGCTGATGAAACCAGTTACCCACACCATTAGGTGTAGAAAGTGCAATACAACTACCACCCGTTGATAGGGCAGGTGTTGCAGATGCCCAAATCTCCACAATATCCGGTACGAATGCCGCCTCATCCACTACTAATAGAGATAGGGCTTCAGAACGACCTGCATCTGGAGAAGATGGAATGGCCTTTACTTGTGAACCATTTACTAATCTTAATGATAATTTGTTATCTTCTTGAGTTGCTACCTTTAACCACGCTGGAAGGTTATCATACATAACCCTCACTTTCGTTACTAAGTTCTTAGCAACCTCTTGCTTAATCGCAATAACCAACACGTTGTAGTCTTGGTTGAATATCATTTTCCATAGGGAGAACCCCGCTGTCAATGTTGATATACCCGTTTGACGGGATTTCAAAACTATATTAAATCTATGTTCCTTAAATTGAATTAAAGTTTTTTCCTGATATGGAAATAATTCAAATCTTAATTTTCCCTTTGTAGGGTGTTGTATCTTACAATACTTTCTCATGAAATATACCGGATCACTGGCACATTTCTTATATTCTTCTTTGATTACATCTTTTAATGTTAATCCTTTATCTTGCATCAAAAATTCTATTTATGATAGGGTTGTTAAGTTCTCTCAATTTTGCTTCATACAAAACAATATCTTCTTCTAACTCTAACAAACCATTATCTATATTAGCTATCTCCGCTTCCATATCCGCTTTCATTTCATCCATCGGTTTTGGTAAATGCCAGATTTCAATTCTACCATCTTCCAACACTTGCTCATAATGTGGTTTCAATTCTCTGATACCATCTTCTATTTGAGCTTTAGCTTCGGTTGCATGAGCAATAGCTCTTCTGAATAACCTAAAATTTTTATATTCTTCAAAGACACCTAATTTAGTAGCTTCTTTATCCATTTCTATATTACAATCTATACAATATCCAGATTGTTGAATAAGAAGTTTATCATTTGGCCCATATTTTTGCTTTGTGCAATCTAAGTTTGAACACCTTTCCTTTTCCCTTAAATATTCTCTGATTGCCTGATAAGCCTCGTGGTTCTTTCCGGTTTTTAATACGAATCCTTCTTTTTGTTCGTATTGATGTGTTTCATCTTCCCACTTTTCACCTACCTCTCGTTTGATATGTGGATTTGATTTTTCATATCCAAACGCTCTATTTGGGTCTTCTCCCTTAAACACAAAATCCACCAATTCACGGCGGGTTTTATGCATTAAATTTTTCTTAAATTCTTTTGCCATAACCTGTTTTATATATCTATATATATTAATTAAAATGAGATTAAGATATTTTTCTCACTCTTATTTGTATTTTTGGGGAATATCCTTCTGGTAATTCATTTCTAACCCCTTCAAACGATTCCACTTTATCAACAAAGTATTCTACTTCTAATATCTTATCGGTAAGGTTCATAATTGTTTGAGAAGATGTAAACATAGATTTTGCTTGTCTTCTCATATTCAATTGAGATTCTTTTGGAAAAAATTCTTTTCTCATTGCAGCTCCAATCTCTCTCCAATCTTCAACTTTATCAACTGATTTTTCAGCTGATATTTTTCTTATTTTAGAGGATAGGTATTTTTCACCATGAGTATATCCAGCATCAGTAAACATATGCCCATGATTAGTTCTAACCACCGGATGTAATATGTTGTGTAATTTAACATCAGGTTTGTGCATTGATGTTGCTTCAATACTAATCATATGATGTGGAGAAGATATAAATGTATGCCCTTTTAACGCCAATTTGCTACCTCCTGTATATGTTAAACATGATTTTAAAGCATCTTTAAGAGTTTTTTGAGATATAATATGTCTCATTTTATCTCCATCTGGACCGGCTTTACCTTTCTTTTTAACTAATTTCTTTTCAACCTCATCATGACCAACTAATAATGCCGCATTTACTGCACCAATTCCATACTCATTTAAACCCTCACTCCAATCGGTAATTAAATCATGTAAATAAGCCACTTCTACACCATCAATAATAGTATGAACTATTTCTAATTTTGGTTTGTAAGCTCTATCTCTATTCTTAGCAAGGATAAATTTATCGTTTACCTCCTTTGATACGATGATACATTCTACTAATTGTTCGGTGTCTAAAAAGCTCATTTATATAATATTACTACAATAAATATACAACTTAAAAAGTGTTATTCAAAAATATGGGTTTTATTGAAATTATTTTCCAATATTTTATGAAAGGTTTCTGAATCATATAACACATCGAATAAGAAAGCTACTCTAGTACTATTACCTTTATTTACAATAGTATGTTCAATTTGTTGGCTATCAAACCAATGAACCACCCCACTTTGGAGTCTGGTAGAATGTTCAACATCATCTAACTTAAACCAATTTATACATTCTTCATTTGAAACAATTGGAAAAATGAATCTCCTATAATGAGAGCCTCCATCTTTATGCCAATATAAACCACCATCGGGTTGTGCAAAGAAAAGGAATATATTATCAAATTTACATCCTTCAAATATAGGAAGAACTGCTTCGTTGAAATATTTCATTCTATCAAATTGAGTTCTAGTTGCTTCATAGTTTTCCATTTTCAAATTATCATTGGAAACTGAACCCGTTTGAAAGTTCTGATTGATTTCCGATATTAATAAATCGGTATCAAATTCTAATTTTGATTTATATAACTTCATTATCTACTGAATGTGAATATTCCTAAAATTTGGTTTAAAGGTGCAAATGCTCCAGTTAATTTGAAAGTATTTCCTTTGTAGTTAAATACAATACCTTCATTTGGAACTATCTTATCAAATCCACCTAATGCTTCTATTCTAGCCAATTCTATGTTCAATTTATCTAAATTCTTAGCATCACCGGTAGCTTTAATAGAATCAATTGCAGTTTGTAATCTTCCCACCATTTGTTGTTTAGCCGCTTCTGGATTAACCGTCAATACCGAAGTCATAAATGATAATACTTCAGCACCAACTCCTAAGAATATGGTTTCAAATTTAAGGAGATTATCTTTTGTAATTTTTTGTTGATCCTGTTTTTCTATTTTTTCAGCCCAATCTCTATTCTTTTGGTCTTTAATATCTTTGATACGGAATCCTTTATCTCCAAATGCCCATCTCTTAACTAAACCGATTTTTTGTTGTTCATCCAACCCAGTTGTGTTCTTATTGATAAAGTTTAACCACCACGCTTGATGATAATCCGCTACACCATTTTTATCACTCAATCCAAATTCAGATTGTAATGCCTGAATTTTAGAAAGGAATATTGGTTGCTTAGCTTTCAAATCTTTATTGTTTGGAAGTTTTTGAACAGGTGGCCCTTGTATAGTAAATTTATCCTGAACATCAGCATTTACCTTTTTAACCATTGCCGCTAATTGTGTACCAGCTTCTGCATTTTGTCCAATTGCATTTCCAGCTTCATCATATTCCATAGTTCCATGAAATACTAAAAGGGATTGGCCATAAGGAATTACATTTGTATTCGCAGGATAAATGATTTCACAATTCATAAAACATTTACCATCTTTGAATATTTTCTTTTTACTAGCTTCCGGTAATCCTTTAATTGCCGATTCCAAATCTTTGATTGCAAAACTAAATGCATCTGAAACCGAACCTCTACCTGCAAATTTAGCAATTACATCTTGAACACTCATCGCATCTTTTCCTTTACTTTTAAGATGTGATTTATTTCTAGCCGCAACTAATCTACCATTTACCCAACTAACTGCTAATGCTTGCCCATCAGTCTTCTCTCTTGAGAATTCTAATTTACCACTTAATGCTTTTTTAACAATATTTTTTAAATCTCCAAATGTAAGATTCATTTCAATATCAAATGGATGGTTCATATGACCATAAGCACCACCTTCGGTTAATAAATTTTCATATATATTTAAAACACCAATACTATGTTTTGTTTTTAGATTCAATGTCTTTATCATACTCTCAACTTCATTAGTAGACATTTTTTCTAATTTTTTTCGTATCAATCCAGAATGTTGTTGCTTTTCATTCGGTATTAAATAATTGTTTATTCTACTTCTAGCAATTTTATCTTTATACCACAAATTTAATATTTCTTGCCAAAACAAACCACCTTCTCTTACTTCTTCTAATTCATTTTCTTCTACTGATTCTTTGATATACCCGCCATTCTTTTTAATGAAATTCTGAATATCAGATTCTTTTGTTGCAACTTCTACATTTTTGTATTTTTGTTTAAGTTGTTTTAATATAGTTTCATTCTCAACTTCATCACCATCCCATACAAAAGGAATTGCCAAAATCTTTTCAATTTTAATATCGGTAAGAACTACTTCATTCCAGTCAGAATCATAATATAAAGTATTCGAATTTAAGTATGTATCCTGAAATTGTTTCTTTTTACTCAACATATATTTGTATGCCGCATCAATATATTTTTGTATAAATTCATGCTTTTCTGCATTGGTAATTGTACCATCAAAAGAATGTTGTTTCCAATTTTCTTTATATTTTTTTAATTCTGGTGCAAAAGTGAATACAACATCTTGTTCTCTTCCCAAATCTGCCAATACTGTTCCAGGTTCTACCCATCTTAAACCACGAGTATCCGGTTCGGTCCATAAATCCATTATACTTTGTGCTAAGACGGTGCCGGATAATGCTACAATTATTCCACCTTTTGTATGTAATCCTTTACCTTGTACTAATTTTCCCCATTTAGTAGTTTTATTAAATGTAGAAATTGATTTTTTAGTTCCTTCTAATGCAGCAACTTTTGGTAAATTATCAACATCAGTTGCATGCAATGAAATTGTTTTTATTGGGTCTACCAATTGTTTAACAATATTAAGGGTTAATGGTAATTTACCAATCATACATTTTTTATATGTATCTTCTTCCCATTTAACAGCTTCGTTTATTGATTCAGTATTATAGATAGGTGTAGATGATTTGAAATCCGCTTTTCTCATAACTGTCTTAGCAATTAATTTATTAGCGGTGTGTAAGAAAGGAATGTTTATATCACTTCTTTTATCATAAACTACAAACTCTCTATATTGTTTTAAGAATTCTAAAAATTTCTTTTTATTTTGAGATAATCTTTTGAAAAATCCAGTTAGTTCAGCGGGGGATATTTCCTTACCATTTCTAGGGTCGTTTAACCTTTGGAAGAAATGGTCAGTTTCTTTACCCAATACAACATCTTCTGGAGATAATTGTGAATCAGCATATTTCTCTACCTTATCCATATCAGCTTTTGCCATTTCACCAAATGCAGATGGAGATTTAATCTTTCTCCAACCACCTGTAAATCTGAATATTCTTGCTGGAATAGGTAATATAGTTCCTACTGAAAACTTATTATGATACTTTGAATCTATGTGAATTATTTTGGTAATGAACTGATTTGTTTTATTATCAGCACCCACTAACTCAACTTCAACTGGAACTACAACTCCGTTTATCTTTAGATTACCCGCAAATAATTGACCTTTTGTATATGCTTCTTTTAACTTAAAAAAATCTTCAGGTGAGATATAAGAATGAGTATCTTGATAATATTCTCCGTTTTCATCGGAGTGATTATCAATAGGAAGCGTAGTTCCTTTTAACATCTTTTTAAATTTCTTAGATGGTTCATCTTCAAAATAATCCCAACCATCTAAACCATGTAAATAATAAGATTGTTTATCATAATCATCCCAATCGGCATTCCATATATACCCAGTTGTTGAATTACCATCATTAGGAAAAGCATCTCCGCCGGTATTTTCTGTCATTTCAATGGTAGCCAATTTCTCATAATAATGCAAATCTTCCCACAAATGGTCTTTGGCAATTTCAGCAGCAACTCTTAAATCCGAAGTATGCTCCTTTTCTACTTTAATACCTTTCTTAATTTCTTCTCTAACCTTATCTAATGATACACCATATTTTTCAGCCACATCATTAAGTGTTTTACCAGCGGATAATCCACCTGGTATAACATCTTCTCTTAATTTATTAAGTGTAAGTGTAATAAGTTTGAATATCTTTTCATCAAACTTAGGATAAGCCTTCATAAATCCTGCTTTTCTTTCCTTATCACTTCCTTTCCCCAACATATTACGAACATCCGTTCCACTAATCGCTTCTGGTTCAGCGGGTACAATATATACATACCCTTTATCCATATATCCTTCTAAGTTGGTATTATCCTTATACTTTTCAAAATATTTACCCCCTAACCTACTTGCATCCTTTTCACCCACCGCAGTTATATAAGCTGTTTTAGTTTCATCATATTTATCCAATACTTCTACCGGTGCATAAGGATTTTTAATCTGAACAATCTTATTTGTTGGTATTCCGAACATTTTGTTCATTATCAACTTCTTTTCTATAAACCCAAATGGTGATTTATCACTATCGGTTTTGTTTGAAGTTGCAATATATACATTATCCTTACCGAATTTACTAACTAAATTTTGATAAGTTGCATAATGACCTTTATGGAATGGTTGGAATCTACCAGAATAAACTACTACCTTTTTACCAGCAGTTTCTTCCAATAATACGGAATCCACTAAATATTTTACTAAATTATTCATATCTCATATAAATATTAAAACTTCTCGTAATTTTCATTTATATATGAATATAAATCGTTTGCAAAGTTTTGGTGGCAGAAGTATCCTGGGTGTAAATCCATATATTGCATATCCGTTTCCTCTGCCAAAGTTCCCTTTGTTTGGATAGCATATTCATGAAAATCATTGATTATTTGATTACCAACCTTAATTGATAACATATTTGTTTTTTTAATATCACTATCAATTGAGCCCCCAAATTCACCATCAAAGAATATGAATTTTATTTTGTGATATCGTAAATAGGTAAATAGAGTGTTTAACTCTCTGCTTATCTTTTTATATTCATCCTTCTTATCAAAGAAAAACTTATAGTATTGTTTTAACCCAAATGCTAATATTTCATTATCCTTTAAATAAGATTCTTGATAATACTTACGAATTCCATACATAAAATTGGTAGAATTATCACTATAATCCTGAGTGTTGAATTGCATATTAAATATGAAATAATCTTGCAATAAATTTGACCATAAATCTAATCTACCCAATGAAGGAGCTTCTAATATTAAAAAAAGTTTATCTCTTCTATTCCAATTCTTTTTAACAAAATCATATGCCATTCTAACAACTCTTCCACTACCCCCGCCACTATATGCTTCATTTACACACTCTATTCCATACAAATCCGCCAATCTTTTAGAATAAGTTATATCACTTTGATTATCCCACCAAACATCATATTTTGATTTATAGAAATCTCTTGCATTTCCACCCTCTTCTTTTATACGATGAGTTTCCATACCTCCTCCTGCTGAATGAGAACATCCATTACAATATATCACGTCTATATTCGTCATTTGGAATTCCTTCGTTTATTAATCTTTTACAAAAAATAGTTTCGTATTTCTCATAATCAAATGTAAGTAATTTTATCTGATTATATATCAATCTATCTTCTATTTCTTTTAATTGCTCTTTTAGTTCTTCAATTGGTATATTACAAATTCTTTTAATTTCATCTATAATCATTTCCAATCTCTTCATATCATCAAATTCGGTATCATAACTTTCATCAATGAATCCATCAAATGTTTTAAATCCCATTTCTCTAACTGCTTTTAGATAATTAGGTGGCCCTGCAATTAAGAAGGGTTGAAAATACATAATAGGTTTGAATATCTTTTCCGAAATAAATCCTTGTTTCTTAAAGAAGATAGTATCACTGATTAAACTTATTACACTTTTTCTATATGGTTCTAAGTTTTCAAACCCATATCCACTTATTCTCAAATCGGTTTCAAAATCTACTCTTTGTTCTGGTAGAGATAAGAAATGTGTATAATCATCCCAAAATCCTAAATCTCTTAATTGATTCTCATAATCATATCTTGCTCCTCCTAATGATTCATAAAATTTAGGATTGAATGATATTAGAAATTTGGATTCTATTTTGGATTTGTATATTTCGGATATTAACTTTACTCTATGATGATGGATATATTGATTAAACGCTAGAAAGTGAAATTCCTTTTTAGAATAATCCAATACATCGGATACTTCGTTGTTTTTTAAATTATGTTGAAAATATCTACTACTTCTATTCAAATAAAAATTGAATGGTAGGAATAATATATTCTTTGTAGATAGATGTGAAAAATCATTTAGATAATCATTATACATAAAGATTACCTTTTTGTAAATAAGTTTCTTTAAAATTTGCTTTACAAAGAATTCAGTTAAATGTCCCTCTTGTGAATAGTTTATTATTATAGTAGCATTTATCTTATTTAATTTTGTAAGTGTATCCGGATGAATTCCTTTAAAACTATCTGCAAAGAAATTGATGTGCCCAAATGGTTCAATTACAAAAAAGAACTTCTCCGTTTTATATTCATCTATATTTTCAACAACATCATCTAACACAAATGGTCTAACTCCAACATTGTATCTATTGTTAAAGTTATTAAGTGATAGGGTTTCAAATCCTAATCCATTTCCATAAACGGAAATTTGATTACCAAATGTGCTAAACAGATGTTTCATCAGATATCCTACATCCGATGAATCATTTTCTATCATCCAATTTTTACTTTCCTCAAATACTTCGGTTGGTTGGCAATTGGGTAGAAACGCTTTTTTAATTTTATGTTCGTAAACTAAATTAAGATACATAGTATAATTCGGGGTATTCAACTAAACAATGAACTCCTTTATTATCCATTGCATATTTGTAAGCCAATTCAATATCAGAAGGAGTTTTCAAATCATGAAACTCTATATTCTTACACATAGATTTAAATTCTTCAAAATAGTTTCCTTTGTGTTGGTGACCAGGATCCAATGGTTTATCAGAACCTTTACCCAATCTAATCAAAACATGAGGTTTAACACCTGTCATTAATTCATACTTATCTAAATGGTTTATCATTTGGTTTGCCGCTGATATAATGAAATCCCAACGAGGGTAGAATGTAACAACTAACTTATTCGTCATTGCTAATCCTAAACTCATTCCCATTTGTGTTTCTTCCATAACTGGAACTTCAATCATTTTATTCACATCAACTTCGTCTAATGTGGTACTCATAGGATTACCTCTATAAACTATTTGTTGCCCAATGAATATACTATTATCTTTTCTATTTATTTCTCCCATTGCTTTCGTAAGAGCATCTTTATATGGGGTGTATTCGGGTTGACTCATTATATAAATTTTACTAATTCTTCGTTTACAAATTTTTTGTTTATGATTGATGATGGATGACCATACCAATCAAATCTACCATCTAAGTTTTCGCTAAATAAAACCTTCTTCAATCTATCATATCCTTCAACTTCTTTTTGCTTTCGGATTGCATATTCATATAACCCTCCTTTCTTCAAACCTTCCTCTTCATAAAACCAAAACTTATTAAAAGGTATTTTATCTAAATAAATTGAAAAGTATTCAGAGTTTTTGAAAAAATAATCCAATGAATCATTCTGATATATTACACCATTATATACATCAGTTGTATGGAATTCGGGTTCATAGAATATATCTTTAATAGTAAGGTATGTATAATCTATCCCTTCTTTATCTAAATAATTTGAAAGGTCTATTATTGTTTCAACTACTGAATATGAATGTTCTTTACTTAATTTTTGATGTAATGTTTTAAGTATAGAATCAATACCAATGAATTTAGAATTATTGGTTTCATAATACCCCCCAGTTAAATACCAAAACTCCTTCTTATATTCTGAAGGAGTTGGTAAGTAATTAGTTGTATGAGAACCTATTTCTAAATCACCAATATAATCTTTAATTAAGAACGAATCTCTATATGGTTGTGTCCATTGTGCAAATACCTTATGAATAGTTCCACCATTTTTCTTAATGTATTCTACCCAATATGTAATCGTGCGTTTAATGGTGTTATTATCGTTTGTAGGGTTTCCTAAATTTAAGACGATATATTCATCCCCTAACATAATTTGCAACCATTCTGGCCACTGCAAACCCTCTACATTGTAAAGGTCTTTTTGCATATGATTTAATGGTCTTAAATTCGTAAAAGAACAGCCACTACAAATGATATATTTTTTATTTGTTGAGATAAACACTCTTATACCAATTTAATGTTTTTTCTAATCCTTCATAGATTGTAGTCTTAGCAGTCCATCCCAATTTATCATACACTTTGAATGAATCAATCAAACGAGTAGGAATCATTGGTGCTTTATTATTTACATATTCAATAGGAGAATCTAATCCTTCAATTTCTTTTAATACATCAATTACATGATTAACTGAATATCCACAATTAGAACCTACATTATAGATTTCATGATTCTCTTCTTTCTCCATAATAATTTGAAGAGCTTCTACAAAATCTTCAACATATAAAAGGTCTCTGATTTCAGTTCCATCCCCCCAAACCGGAATTGGGTTCAAACGAGTTGCAACTTTAATAACCGATGCAGGTGTTACATGACATTTATCTAAATCATATTTATCATGCGGCCCATATAAATTAGCAGGTCTAACAATTACCGTCTGCATTGGATTGATTAGGATTTCAGAATACATCTTACAAAGAACTTCCGCATATCTCTTCATCCAACCTACTGGGTAATATGTTTTATAGATTGATTCGTAAATGTTATCCGTTTCCAATACTGCTCTTTCACCACTCTCCGGATAAATTGTAGAAGATGATAAGAATATAAATTTCTTAATATTATTCTTATACGCTTTTTCCAATGTTAAAGCATTGATGATTACATTTGGAGTAACATGAAGAAGGGGAGCATAAATTGTATCAACTGCATTAGAGGTTGAAGCTGCACAATGGAAAACCACATCAACTCCTTCCATAATAGTATTAACAAAATTCTCATCTCTTAAATCACCCTGAACGGATTCTCCGAATCCTTCTAACTTTCGGTTAAATCCATGATTACGAAGGTTAGTATATCCTTCTTTATACAATCGTTCCGCTAAATTTCTACCTACAAAACCGGTAGCACCTAATATTAGGATTTTGCTTTCTTTATTCATATAACTTCTTTAATTAAAATATCATCAACAAATTTTTTCCAAGTTTTAGTAGAAGGATGACCGGCAACCATCATATTACCTTCCAACCATCTATCGGTTTCTATGTTATCATATATCCATTCATATACCCCACCATATTCACCATATTCATTTTTATAGAACCAGCAATATTTCTCCCAATCAATTCTTTTATAGAAATTACTGATATACTCATTATGATAAAATCTCTTTTTATTACCCCTTTGTATGAATTTTTTATTATTATACAATTCTTGCAATTTAGGTTCTACTTCATCATATCTAAGAGGTTCTTCTAATACCTCATTATTCTCTATCTGTCCATCAAATATTGTTTCCTCCAAAGATAACATATCCTTTATGAAAAATGTTTTTAATTTGATACCTTTACTTTCCGCAAAACAAATTAAATAATAAAACCATTCTAAAAATGAAAGAGTATCCTCCTCATCACTTTTAACCCATTTTACTTTAGCATTGAAATATTCTTTTTCTTTTTCAAAATCTTCCGATTCTTTCATCCAATCAAAAAAGAAATTACCACTTAGAGCATAAAACCCATTCATATATTCGGTATAGGTGTAATCGGTTTTATGGATTACTGAATTTGGAGTTTGAGGAATGTATATGGAATCTCTATTCAAAAATGTCCAACATGCCATTAAAGTAATATCCGTAATACCATTATCCAATAATTCGTTTGCCTTATATATTAAACTTCTTACAGTCGTTTTAATATCATTTGTAGGAGACCCAACATTATATACATTATGATACTCTCCTAAATGTTCAGGCCAAAACACACTCTTTTTATTTGGAGTGGCATGAAAATTGGTAAATGAACAACCACTACAAATTATGTGCGACATAGTATTCGTATGTTTTTTCTAATGCTTTTTCAAATCCCAATTTAGGTAATAACCCTATTTGTTCTTGTTTAGTAGTATCCATTTGTCTTCTCAAATCACCATTTGGTTTAGTTGTATTCCATCTGATAGTTAAATCTTTACCACTGATTTTAATAAGAGATTCTATCATTGATTTAATTGTGATTTCTTCTCCGGCTCCAAAATTAATTGTAGTATGAATGTTTCCTTTGTATAATTGTATTATAGCATCTGCCACATCACCCGCATATACAAAATCTCTAATCGGAGAACCATCACCCCATGCTTCAATTGAATCACCTTTCTCTTCAACAATTTTTTTAATAGTAGAAGCAATTACTGTCCCTTTTCCACTAAAATCATCATACTCACCGAATATGTTTGCTGGTCTGATGATAGCCCAATTGTGATAATTATATTGAACTCTATATGCTTCTAATAAGATTTCTCCCATTCTTTTAGACCAAGATGGAAACCAATCGGCTTCCGATGGTAATGTTTTCCAAACACTATCCTCTTCAAATTTTTCTGCCGGTGCATATACTCCAACTGAAGATACGAATATCAACCAAATGTTACTCTTTGCACATTGATTGATAATCTCGGTATTAATTTTAAATGATGGATAAAGGAAATCAACTGGCTTTTCTTTTGCTCTGATAGGAGAACCTTTTATACCAAAACAATTAAACACCGCATCAAATTTATTTTTATTGAAAAGTGTTTCTACTGCAAATGGTTGTGTTAAATCCTCTTGTATAAATTCCCAACCGGTAGATGGTAGTTGTTTTCCTTTTTTCAAATCAACACCAACCACTTTATATCCTTCATTTAAGCATTTCTTTAATAGATGCGTTCCCACTAATCCATTAACTCCTGTAATTAAAACTTTTTTCATTTTACTTCTATAAATTCTGAATGTTTATATAATTGTTTTGATTCGTAATCATCCTTCCAATTTTGAATAATTTCTTCCGCTGCTTCCTTTCTTTGAAATGCAAATGCCCCAGAATGCCAAACTTTGAAAGGTAAATAAAAATAGTTTGTTTTAAACCACACACGCTTTTGTGGTAAATAATATCTTGTTCCATGTTCTACCCAAGTTTCAATACGATACTTTGGCTTTGCTTCTAATGTTATCGCTCCCAATAACATTAACAATATTAATAGTTTTTTCATTTCTTATTTTCTTTGTAAATCTCTAATAGTATCATCAATCATTGTAGAAAAAGAATAGGTGAAAAAATGTTCTCTATTTCTTTCTATTTTATCTATATTATTTTTATACCATTCTATTATTCCTTCTTTTCCCATTGAATATATTCTTCTAACTTGCACCAATGCTTCATTTAATCTTTTATGATTATCCTCAATTGAATCAAATGAATAATCTATAATATCATCATATTGCTCAAACCCCAATCCTTTGATATAAGCATTTGAACGAATATCTCCTATAACTAAAAATGGATGTGAATTAGCTAATGCTTTAAAACTTTTTTCGGTTAGATTCAAACTATTATTATCAAATGATGTTTCGGTAATAATGTTAAAACAAGTATCAGCATAATGTGATTTAGTAGTGTATTTCAAATTAGAGAATACATCATTTTTAAAATTAGGATAATCCCAATCTAATACATTAAATCCCATTCTATCAAATCTATTGTAAAATGCAATCAAATCATATAATTCCGTTTCAGTTGATTTTAGGTCATGTCTATTAAAGTTCTCATCCTTAATCAATACTGATATATAACTATCATCTATCATTCCGGTTTTCATTAACCACAATAATAATTGAATTCTAAATATTTTAGTTGTATTCTTATTGTAACTTAAAAAGAATTTCTTCTTTTCTGAATTTAGATATTCAGTTGGTGTAAGTAAGCCGATTTCAGTTCCATTATGTTCAATACATTCATTTTTCAAATCTCTATAATGATCTACCAAAAATCCAAATAGATATGGTTTATGAATAATCTTAATACCATGTCTATCAAATAATTCCGATTGTTTATTATTTGTAACTACAACTATTTGTTTATCAGCTAAGTTATATTGTTGTTTTAACTTACTAAGTTTTGCAATAAAATGAAATTGGTTTGCTCCTTCGTGAAAATTAGAAAACACTAATTTTACATTAGGTTTATCTTTAACTTTTTCAAAAACACTTTCAAAGTATTCTTTATTATTATCAATTATCCAATGTTGCATTTCACCTTGTATAGAAAAATTCCACACAATATCATCTTCATTGTTTAATTCAAAAATAGGATGTTCAAATCCATATGCCCAATCTAAATTAGAAATTCCACAAAACCCATTACCATTTGATATGGTTTCATATTCGGGGTTCTCATAATAAAATTTCATATTCTTTTCTTATTTTATCGTAATGTTCTAATTCTATATGTAGATACAAATCTAATTCATTATTTTCACTTTTCCAAGCAGAAAGGTTCTTTTTTATTACATCATATGGCAATGATTTCTTAGATGAATTCTTTGATATAGAATAATCTTCTGAATTACTATCAATCTGATTATACTTTGATTTCATATAAACATCCAAATCTCCCAAATCAATCCAATTTATATTAGGATTAACCTCTTTTATTCGTTTAATATAAGGATACAAAAGAGCATGATGGTGTTCAATATGCGCATCTTTGTATATGGTTTCCTTTATGATATAATCAAATATTATTTTTTTTAATATATCCGGATTAGAAGTTTCGTAAAATTCACCTATTAATTGTTTCATTATTAATAAATGTTCCTTAAACTCATTTTCATTTATATCATTAGGAAAACTCGTCTTTAAGAAATCAGTTCCATCTTCTCCATATTCAAAAAATCTTAAATGGTATATATCCAATAATGTAGTTAATCCCGAGCAAAACCTATCATATGGATGGCGGATTAAAACTGAAATAGAATTTGTTTTGGAAAATATTTCGTTTTTAACATATTCAAAATATCCATCTGGATCAGGTTTCCATTTAGGAGTATCTCCATATTCTAATGCATAAAAAACTGAATTCATTGGATAAGAATAGTTTTCCCAATTAGAAGTTTTTACTAATTTTTTAAAAAATCTAGTTCCTAACTTAGCAGATGTTAAAAAACAAATGTTATTATTGTAAAAATATTTATAGCTAGTCGTATGTAAGGGTATCTTATTCATTTATTAATTTTATGAAGTATTTTTTACAACTTTCCTTTTTCCAAAAATCTAAAACATGTTTTTGATTAAATTCCATTATTTCCCTCGCACTATTATATAGATGTTTCAATCTATTAGATTTATTCAATGATTTAACCAATCTCACAACTTCATTCATTCTTTCTTTTGGGTTGATAATATCATCATAACTCTCATCCCATAAATCATCAAAGGTTTGGAATCCATATCCTTTTAATCTTTCCAAATGTTTATATGGTGCAAGAAATATTGCAAGATGTAAATTAAGAAATGGTTTGAAACTCTTTTCAGTTAAATGTTCTTCGTTATTTTCAAATGAAGTTTCAGTAACTAAACTACAATAGGAACTATCATAACTTTTTTTGAAATGTGTAGATTTAGTATCTCCAAAATACTGAAATATATTTTTTGAAGATGGTTCGTATATTGTTTTCTTTTGTGTATAGAAAAGATATTGTAATTCTTTTTTATAGCTCTCTAAATTTCTTTCATCAAAATATAAAGAAAAGTGTTGTGTAGAAAAGATATTAACATCTCCATCTTTTTCTTCTCCGTAAAATGGTAAGAACTTGTGTGGGGAAAATAATAACGACCAATCAGTGTTCTCAATAGTTCCATCTTTTATCATTTTAGCTAAGAATGAAACTCTATGTGCTTTTGGAACTCTATTCAAACATAGATAATTAAACTTTCTATCTATATTCTCAAATGATGGAACTTCTAATCTATAACCTAATTCAGTTATCTTATTCTCTTCTAATGCTTTGTTAATAATCAAAGAAGTATGTTCCAATAACCAATCGGTTATTTCAACATTTAATCCAATATCACCAACCGAATCTTTGTAATGTTGTAATAAATTTTTATTAGCAAAATATAGATAAAATGATGAATGTTGTAAATTGTTATTTTTAATTAAAATATCCAATTCTCTAAAAAACCATTTATGATCACCACCCCCTTCATGCTCTCTTAATAATAATACTCTTATTTTTCCTTCATATAATAATCGTAATATATTTTGAGAAAAGAATCCATCTCTGAATATACAACTGAAATCTGAATTTAAATCTATTGGGAAATACACATTAGAGTAGTTTTCTATTTCTTCAACTCTGATATTATTTACATCTACATATTCCCTACAATAAGGATGCCTACACCCAAATTGATTACCATTGGGTATAGGCCCTACATCGTTCCATTCTTCAAATAATAAATTTAAAACGCTATCCATTTTCCACTTCCGTAATGAGGATATTTTGATTTATATGTATAATGAATTACATCTTCTGGTACTTCTCTCTTAACTTTCCAAGTTGCTTCGGTTGGAGTATATGTTGAAACTCCATTATCTTCTACAACAAAATACAAAGGTAAATCAAAGTTTCTAGCATATTTATGAATCTCATAAAAGATACCACTTTCAAAACTCATATCCCCTAAGAAACACCAAACCTTATCAGTACCACCATTTGCTTTAATTCCCATTGCTACTCCTAATGCAATTGAAAGAGTTCCACCTACAATAGCAGAAGCATAGAATTTACAATTATGGTCACACATTGTAATTGATTTTCCTAACTTAATCAATTCAGTAGCAGAACTTTCTGATAATCCACTTAGTACCCAATGATAATGAGACCTCCATGTAGAGAACACCCAATCCGTACTATTAATTCGTTTAAATACTTCAATTAATTCCGCTTCATTTCCGTTAGATAAATGAACAGGCCCTTTGATTTTACCATCCTCCCATATATCAACTATTCTTTGTTCAAAATCTATTAAGGTTTCTACCGTCCAATCAATATCTCTAACAATTGGATATTTTTCTATATTCTTTATCATATTAAAAGGTCACTTATACAAACTCTATTTTTCTCACTTCCTCTATTAAAGGATTTATATTCATCCCCTCCTATTCCAAACATCACACAATCGGTTTCTTCTAAATTCATTTCTTTACAAATTTGAGAATATCTTTCACCGAATGTATCCCAGTTGTAATCAACATCATATTTGTTCATCAATTCATATCCAATTGCAGCACCTAATCTATTTACCATTTGTTGTTCATTAAATGCACCAACTCCATCATCTACATGTCTGAAATCATTTACCATTCTTATTCCCGCTCTCAAATGCTCCATTCCATAAAATGCTTTTGAAAGAGAAAAGGTGATAAGTTGAATACATTTATGATTTAAATTTACATTTATATTCTTTGCCATTGGATAATATGCAAAATCTAGCATTACCGGAATACTATTATCATCACAATAATTTAAGAATTCTTGTGTTAATAAAGGATGTTGCTTACCATAATCAGAAAAAGGAACACTTAATATTACAGCATCCCCATTTTTTATTTCATCATCTTCAATATAAGCCCATTTCCAATCATGTTGAAATGAACATTTGTGGTAGAAGAATTCTCCCTTAAAGAAACGGAATCTTTTCTTTTTTTGAATTAAATAAAAATGGTCAAAAGATTGTATAGTTCCATGAACATAACTAATATCTTTGTAACCCTCTAATCCTTCTAATTTATTGTATTTGGAATTTGCAATCCAACTTACAAATTTTTGTTTGAATCTATCCAATATCTGGTCATCATAAACTGCACTTAAATTACTAAAATTAGTAATATCTCGTTTGATGTTTGGATTTGGTATAGGTTTCGCTCCTCTTAAATTCTTCATATAAACCTGTTATTTGCATTGTATATTTTGGTAGTAATCCCATATTTCCACTCAAATGGAGTTGTCCATATCTAATTACTTTAAAATTCATTTTTCTCCATTTCGTAAATGGTTCTCCTAACAATTCAAAGTAGTGTCCCGTTTTCCATTCTTCTAAAAAGAAATTCAATCTACATACTTGCTCTTTACTACAATTATTCTTTTGTGAAAACTGATAGAATGTATCAAAATGTTCAGGTATTGTTTGTCCTGGCATTTGTTTAATTACACTCAATGAATATTCAGTGAATATTGTTTTAGCAAAATCGTGAAATTCGTTTGGTAAATCAAAACTCTGATAATATTGTGTATTCTTATCAGTGAATCCCGCATCTATATATTTACGATTTTGGTCATCATATTCACTAGCATTTCCATCCAATGATACATTAGTGGAAAGTTTATCAAATTGTATATTATGTATTGTTAGCATATCCTAAAGGAAATCCATTTCTGAATTCAGCACCCATTTTTGGAACTATCATTTGATAAGCCATAATAAGTTCTCTAATCCCTTTATCTAAATTCCAATGTGGTCTCCAACCAGTTTCTTCTATCTTTTCATTTGAAACTATGTAATCCCTTTTATCCGGGTCTTCATAGAAATCATTGTAAGATATTGCAAAATCAGGAACATGCTTTTTGATTTTTTCTAACAATTCCTCTTTGTTCAAATTTGCATCACTTAACCCCACATTAAACACCTCACCTTTATACTTATCATATCTATCTAACATAAATACAAACGCACTTGCAACATCTCTAATATGTATGAAGTTTCTTTTGAATTTTTTTTCAAAAATAACAATATACTTATCGGTAATCGCTTTGTAGGTAAAATCATTCACTAATAAATCCGTTCTCATTCTCGGTGATACTCCAAAGACTGTAGCCAATCTGAATATAATAGCATCAGTTGAAGTTCTTAAGAAATTCTCAGCATCACATTTAGTTTGTCCATATACTGAAATAGGAGTTAAAGGTGATTCTTCCGTGCATTCCGTTTGACCTTCTCCGATTCCATATCCACTATTTGTATTAGGATATAAAATCTTTTTACCCTTTCCGTTTGTGTATTTAACTATATTTACGATTTGTTGGAAATTTACTTCCTTTGCTAATTTAGGATCATTAGCACAAGCAGGAAATCCTACAATTGCAGCCAATGGAATAATTACATCTGCTTCGTTACATAGTTTTTCCAACAATGCTTCATTACGAACATCCCCATATACAAATCTAAATTTAGAAGTATAAGCATGAGATAATAAAGATGTTTGATTGAATAATAACTTATCTAATACAATAACTTCATGTCCCTCGTCCAACATTCTTGCAGTAATAACTGAACCTAGATACCCTGCACCTCCTGTGATTAAAATTTTCATAACCCCTTAATTTTATCTAATATTTTGTTTTGAATATCCTTTACATTGAAATCTTGATAAACTAATCCATGATTTCCATTACCACTACCATCCCATATTTTGAAACGGGAAAGATTTTCAGTAGTGAATTTATATTTTGCCAAAGTAAATCTTCTGATTATATCTGGATTGAACAAATCTATTTCTTCTTTATTTAATGATTTTTCCATTAGAATTAAATCATCAATCAATCCTTTATACCACCAACTATATTGATATAAATGTGGTTCAATATAATGTGGCGCCGCTGCTCCGATGTGTAAAGGAGTATTATCATAACTAACTATATCATAGATAATAGGAAGTTCTTTTGATACACCATTACAAGTTACTTTGAACATTTTATTAGCATAATCAATAGAATAGAAAATATCATTCCATTCTCTATCAAAATCATACATAAATGTAAGATTCATATTTTCACTATCGGTTATACCTCTTGTCCATAATTGTGCAGTTATTACATATAAATCATCTTCTTTATTGATGAATACACCAGAATGAAGACCTGATTTGGCAAATATACCAATTACATCCGAACCCTTTGCCGGGTCTCTTTCAATTTTAAACTTACAATAAATTGTAAAATCTTTATGAAAGAAAGATTTTAAATTCGGTTTCTTTGAAGTGTTAAAGGTGGATTGATCCCAAACTTTAAAACTTATATCTTTATCAAAATTTATATGTGCCATTATCTTATACTTTTACAAATGTTCCAGAAATCTTCCAATTCAGGGAATGTTTTTAAGAAATCAGTTCCTCTTCTCTTATCATGCTCACTGAAGAATCTATAAAAATCCTTTCTATCTCTTTTCAATGAATGTTCTTCTTTTGGTGCAGTTACAACATCATAGATTCTTCTTAACTTATGAATCTCTACATCGGTAAATCCAATTGGGTTTTGTGTTCCTAAACTTTCATAGAAATCCATCAATTGTGCTTGTTCATAAACTTCTTTATGCCAATCATCAGTGATAATATTTGCACCTTGATGATTTGGGTGTCTTAAATAAGAACTATCTAAACCAATTGGATAGAACCAATATCTATCAGTATTAGTAAATTCACTCTTTAATTTATATACATCTCTAATCAATCCCTTATATGATGGAATACTTAACACATTGTAAGTTCCCATAATAGAAATTGTAAGTTTTGGAATCTCACTTAATAATTCAGCACATCTATCATACCATTGGTTGTAATCAAATCCATTACGAATGTAGTTTGCTTGCTCACCCCATCCATCACAAGAAGTAAATAAGATAAATTCTCTAACCAATCCTTCACCACTAATTCTCTTAATCTTCTCTTTTGCTTGTTGATAAAGTTTTTCAGGTGCTCCCAAATTAGAATTGATTGCCAATTTTAATTGAGGATTTGGATTATCAATTACATAATCAAATACTTTGAATGTATCCTTATGTAACAAAGGTTCTCCACCGGTAATTCTGAAGTTTAATAATGATGGATATAAATTAGGCCACCATTTCCAAAACGCTTCAACATATGGATTATGTTCGTTTTGTTTGTAAGGTTGCTTTCCTTCTCTAATCAAATGGTCTAATCCATTATGACGAGTTGATGTTGGATATGCACCAAACTGCTCAATCTCATCCCACCATTGTGTAGAGAATTGAGGATAACAATAAGAACATTTAAAGTTACAAGTGTTACTAAATGAAACTTCTACATATGAAGGATTTACATCTTCCATATAAGAACTATTCTTTATCTCTTCAAAATGTGGCAATGCCCACTCTTCAGCAGATTTAAAAGTTCTATCTGAAAACTCATTTGAATTATCTTCAACTTTCCAACAATAATCACATTCCGATGGTCTTAACCCTTGCAACATTTCTCTTCTTAATTCCTTTTTATATTTGGTATTATGAAGCGCAGATGGGTTTGTATCCAAAT